CCAAATGTAGAATCGGGTTCAAGAGCAATCCAATAACTTAAATTATAATTCTTATTATCGAATTTTGCAAGAAGTTTTTCAGATACGATTACACTATATGTTCCAGGAATAATCTTAATATTCTCAACCTTAAAGTTGAAAACAAACTCAGAAGTAGTCTCACCTACAATAATAGAAAAATCATTAGAGGTGTCATTCTTCTTATCACGAACAACGACTTTAACAACACCTGCCTCACCAACGACAGAAAGGTCAGGTAGTTGATAAACAGAAGCAGCCTTGAGAAGTTTATCCAACTGTTGAGTGTCCAGATCAAAAGTCACATCCTCAGAAGGAAGAGTGATCTCTTTTTCAGGAGGAGTTACGATTACATTCGGATCCGCAAAGAAATACTTGGAACGAGAACGACCTTCCTTAATCACAACGTAACCTTGATTTTGAAAATCCAGATCAGGACTAGAATGGAGGTTTAGACCATTAAGGAACTGGTTCAAATCATAGATACCAAAATCCTTGGGAATATCCTCATCAATCTCAGCCTCTGCCAAGATATTCTTCATAACCGAAATAGTTCGGAGCTTGTTACCTTCTTTGAAAAGGATAGATTGATTGATTGAAGAAAAGTTCTTCAGGATGTTAACAGTCTTGTCAGAGAGTTTCATAGTCATTAAGGGAAATCACCTTTGTTTGTATTGTAGGAGTAGTTTCTTCTGTTTGTCAATAAGAATTCAGAATTCCTATTGAGGGTAAGTTTCACGTTTTGCGTTTTTGTCATTAAAGTGTAACAGAAGAACTGCATAATGCAAAATCTTCAAAATGTCACGTCTTGCCGTACCTTTCTTATCATATCGAGAGGCATACTTGAGAATGTTAGACCGACAGAATGATTCACCGTCTCCACAAGCTTCAATGAGGTCAAGTGTTTGTACACTATTACTACCAACAGCATAATGTTGGTCGTATGTACCAGAAATATAATCTGACAACTCCTTCAAGATTTCATCTTCATTATACTTTTTGATATGCCTTTGAAAAGGCCTATCAGGCAGATTAAGGTCAGTCAATTCAATTTTATCGTCCATATGTAATCCATTAATAAAAGTTATGCTGTCCATAATAAAGAGAAGGCAATATTACCTTCCCATATTATATCAAATAGTCACAGTTCTGTCAACGACCGTTAAAAGTTTTTTATTGTTTCTACATCTACATTTGTTTCTACATCCAATTCAACTTGAACGTCTGCATCAACTTTGTCATATAACTCTATAAAACTCTGTTTGGTTTCATCATCGAAACGATTTAAACAAACCTGAATGGCCTTCATCTTATCATTAAAGATGGAGTATGCACGGACGATATGAACCAAACGACGAGTAGAAATAAGTTCATCCACACCACCATCAAAGAAGGTCTTACGGATGATATCAGCCCAATCACAGAGATACTTAGTAAACTGTTCGTCATCAACACCAAGTTGAACAGAAACCCGATTCAAGATCTTTTGTTCAGTTGTAGAAGATGGATATTCCTGTTCAAAGGTTACTGGAAAACGTTCAAGGAAGGCTTCGTTGAGCACATTAGTACCAATAAATCTTCCGTCTTCAGATCCTTTGCCTTTGGTGTTTGCTGTTGCAAAGATATTAAAACCTGCCTGTGGGGAAATGTTCCTACCAATCTTTTTGAGGAAAACTCCTTTCCCTTCAAGAATTGATTGAAGACAAAGGATTTTGTTTGAAGCGAGGTCCAACTCATCAAGGAGCAGGATTGCTCCTCGTTCAATAGCCTCAATGACTGGGCCATTGTGCCAGACGGTGTTACCATCAATAAGGCGGAAACCGCCAATAAGATCATCTTCATCGGTTTCAATAGTAATGTTTACACGAATGAGTTCTCTTCCAAGTTGGGCACAGGCCTGTTCAACAGAGAAAGTTTTACCATTACCAGAAAGACCCGTGATAAACGTTGGATAGAATAAATTGGACTTAATAATTTTTTTAATATCATTAAAATTACCAAACTTGACGAAGGTATCATCTTTTATAGGAATAAGGTTTTGTTCAACTCCAGGAAGTGCAGGTGGTGAATTATAACTATACTCTAATTTTTCCTGAACAGTCAAATTCCACTTACCACGACCAATTTTATATTCATCCAGTTTTTTAATAACAGTATTATATGTAGTTCCATTCATTGCACACCATGCACGAATATCACCAGTCGTTACAGTCTCACCATAAAGTTCTTGGAGAGAAGAGACAATATATTCAGTAGACAGTGTCATATCAATGATGTGTTTGTTTGACTCTTATATTATAGAGTCTCCATCGATTAAATAGAGACCAAAATAGACAGTTTAAAAAGTGGTCAGACAATAAGTTGTATAAACTCATTCAGAACTTTCTTATTTAGTTTTTTGGTCTTAAGTGACTTAATAAATGCAGATTTGATTTTGGCTTTAGATGAGCCTTCATCAACATCAAACTCAGAATTTTGAGAAAGTGATGAAGAAGAAATCCCAAAATATGCATCATATCCAACCATCTTCATCGTAAAACATTTGTTCTTTCTCCAGTCCGCAAGAAGTTTACCAGTTTCGTAACCGTATCCATAGTATCTACGGATGAAATCAGTGGTATCACGGCCACATAACAAACGAATACCAATGAAATTTACAGAAGGCAATTCATCCCTCAAACACTGAATAAGAGAGGTAGTAAATTGCCACCATTTATCAGAAATTGAATAAGTTACCCCAGTCTTACGATTACGAAGATAATCACTATGAGGACGAAGACGACGCCTAGACCAACGACCTAAATAATCTGAATCATTTTCTTGTTGGGAACTAAGATTTTCTTGATCTCTACCAATCCAACGATCTGCGCCAAGGTGATTAGACTCACCATCAGTCAGAATAACACACTGGGTCTTTTCAGCACCCCACTTACTTTGAAGTGAAGGAATGAGTTTACGAAGAGTAATAATAGTTTCATTAAGTGGAGTTCCAGAAAGACCTAGACGAGGTGGTTCAATACCAGAAGAAAAATAGCGATCTTGTGCAACAATAACCCGGAAAATATTCCTCATCTGTTTATCAAGAACTTTTTGAGAAGTATCAGATGTAAAGAATTCCATTAAAGAAAATTCATTACCAATATGAAGGGTTCCTGCTTTTCTAATATAAGGACCATCTTTACAGAAACCATAATCATCATATACAATATTATTATTGAACTGAGAAGTGAAAGCATAGACAGAGAAAGGAATACTAACTTTCTTACAAAACCAAATTAAACTGTAAAGTTGTTTAATAGTGTCTTGCATAATTGTCCCCATAGAACCTGACCAATCCAAAATAAAAACCAAACCATGATTCTTACCATCAGGGAATGTTGTTACTTTCTTGAATAAATCTTCATTATGCTTGTAAGTATGAAGTTTAGTACAATCAAGGATACCAGTTCTTGATACAGAGGCACGAGCATAAGAATTTGCAGACTTCTTCATCTCAAACTCTTTTACCAGATAGTTGACTTCTTTCTGGACAGTCTTTTTGAATTTGTTATATTCATTATCTGGAAAATCAAATAATCGAGTTTGAGGACTCCTTGTATAGGGAACCCAAAAATCTTCGATATAATCATGAACTTCTTTGTTAGTGTTGACGACCTTACTAAGATCAATATCAGGAATTTCAAGATAGGTACTGGGATACGCATTAAGGTCTACCAGATCCTGTATTTTACTTGTAGATGCTGTATCAGTCTTCACTTCAATATTATCGGAAGATTCTTCTTCCTCCATATATTCTTCTTCAACATCTTCTTCCAATATCTCTTGTGGTTGACTGTCAATAGGATAGGAGTTTTCATCAGAATGTGAAGGAGATTGTGTATTCTCACTATCACTCTGTGGAAGTTTAATATTTATTTGTTGTTGTTGTTCGTTCTCTTCTTTACAAAATTTGTAAAGAACAAGAGCAGCAGATTGTGTATCTTCAAATGTGTTGACGGCACCAATAATATCTACAATCTCCTTCTCTTTTTCTGTAAAAGAAATATTAAGGAAACTACCGATCTTAAAGTAAATATTGATCCTGTCAGCCAGGTTCATCTTATTGATATCATGATCCCCAATTTCAAAATAATCTTTCTCATAAAACTCCTTGTATCCACGATAGAAAGTTTTAGAAAGACCAGAGAACTTACGTTTGATCAGTTTCTCAACACGAACATCTTCCACCACATTCAAGAACTGGTGGGGAACTTCAGAATCCCAGTCCTCATTAGGTGTGTAAAGGGCGTGAGAAACTTCGTGAGCAACCAATAGGTCATATACTACATTAGAAGACTTCTGCCACAAAGGAAGGGTCAGAACACGGGTATCAACGTTGAATGATGCGGTATCTACTCTTTTATTTTCAACAATAAGATTTTCTGTGGCCAGGAGACGAGCCACATTACCTTTGACTTCTAAGTTAACGGTCATGGTGTTTCGTTTGGTATGTAGCTAATATAAAACGAAACCTCCCTTTTTGGGGGAGGTCGGGTGACACTTCTTGAATTGGCGAAGAGATTCTCTTCTGGCCCTCATTGCTTGAGGTTTAAGTTTTCTTTTCTTCTCCTTCTTGGAGTGATGTTGCCAATTTGGTGTAGTCATCTAGATACCTGTCAGATGCAGTGTCGGTAATTAAAGTCATTCCAGACTGTCTGAATTTTTTAGACAAGTCTACGGGTGTTGTGTGTTGTTTCTTCATGATACTATAGTAGAGAATCCTTTGATCTTTTCATACCTTATGACACTTTGAAATTTGTCTTCTAAACCTCCTTTGTGAGAGATTACAAATATGTTAGCATCTTTGATTACAAACCGGATAATTTTTAGGAACTCATCGGTTCCCATACCATCCAGTGAAGAATCAAATACCTCATCCATAAT